CCCGAGGCGAGTACCTGCTTTATACCTATCACCCTGTAACCTTGCATGTTCTCTCCTCTTCTAGTGGAGCGGCCGGGAAGGGGGGGCCAACCCAGCCGCTCCGGTTTACCACCGCGCATACCCGCGGTTAGCAGTTCGCCATCTTGACCTTCACGGCCCGCTGCCAGTAGCCATAACCTGCCGCCCGCGATGCCCAGACGCCCAGATCCCAGCAATCCTCTTTGAAGTAGAGCTCGGAGCCGGGGCCCACGAGCTGCGTCTGCAGTGGCACTTCCTCCTGGGCGATCAGGGCCGCCACGTCTCCACCGGTAGCGAAGACAGCGAAATCCTCCGTCCAGGTGAGCCGCGCGTTCGGCACGACCGTTATGGATAGATTGGACGAGTGAAGCACGTCGGGGAGAAGGGTCGCCACGCCCGCGTTCTGTTTGATGGCTGCCGCCGCGGGCATCCACAGGTTTATCGGCGCCATGACGAGAAATTCCCGCATGTTCTCGTTCATGGGTTCGCCCTGGTCGTCCTTGTATGCGAGCATGGTGCGGATCGCCTTCAGGATGGAGAGCTGCATCTGCTCGTAGGAAGGCTGGCTCGCGAGACCGGACAGCGTCACCGCGAACGTGGCCAGGGATACGGAGAGCAGGTTCGACTGCGTGCCGCTCGAACCCTCGGAGTGGTCGGTGTCGAAGAAATACTGGCCGTCATAGCAGACGGCTGTCTGCGCATTTTCGAGCAGCGTGGTGAAAAGGCTCATCCAATGGGCGTTTGCCCGCTGGGAGAACTCTCCGAGGCGGACGTTGACCTGCCCCGTCTTGTCCCGGCGGATGTCATCGCCGGCGATGCGGAGCGTGCCCTCGTACTTCGCGTTGCGGAGCTGGTAGGACTTCTCGCTCAGGCCCTTGGGCTGGCGGCCGCCGATCCATTCGCGCAGGCCCGGTACCTGGCCGAGCCATCCGTATGTTTCTATCTCCTGCGTGCTGGGAAAGTTGCGTGACACCTTCGGGATCCAGGTATCTCCCAGGTCCTGGGCGAGCCGCAGGAAGAAGGTGCCGATGACGCCTTCTGCTGTTATCTTTTCGAATGCCATGATGGCCTCCTTTAGTTCACAAGAGTAACGGCCTTGACGACTGCGAGGCCGGTTGAGACGTAGCGTTTCACCATGCCGATCGCGTAGGCGACCGAGTCGGCTGTCATGGTAAACGTTCCGTCATCGGTAGCGTAGACGCTCGCGCCGGGCGAGCCGTGGGAGACGCCGGTCACCGTGAGCTGGAATTCCCCATCCTGGCGGACCCGCACCCTCGCGGCGCCTTCGGTTGCCTGGGCCGCGACGTGGTTTTCCGCGAAGCCAACAAACATCGAGCGGGAGTTCACGATCGTGCCGACGTAGCCGGAGGCGTTCATGCCGATCGCCGAGCCCTGGTAGACGGCGCAGGAAGCGACGAGCTCGTATTCGTTAATGTCACCGAGTTCGAGTGTCCTTGGTGTGTTCGCTGACAATGCCATTAGGCACCTCCTTCGTTAATGTGCCGGCCGGGCGTGAAGATGTGCACCTGGCCGGATTCAGTGGCTCGCAGAAAGGCGACGTATGCCTCGAAGGGCTTGGGCGCCATCTGATACCGTGCGCGGAGCTTGGGGTCCGCGTCCCATTTCTTTTTGGCGCGTTCTTCTACGGGGACCGTCTTGTCCTCCTCCTCTGCGGCCTGCGCCGCGGTTGCTGCCTCGTCCGCACCGGCCGCGTCGGATGCCGCGACGACTATCGTATGTTCTGCGCGGAACGCGGCGAGTTTTGTCTCGCGCAGGGCGGTTTCCGCCTCGAGGATCTTCAGGGCGGCCTGTTCGGGCATGGTCACGCCGTCCCATTTGAGCGCCGTGATGAGCGATTCGTGGCCCGCCCGCGCCAGTCCTTCGATGCCCATGATGCGGCTGCGCTCAGCGGCGCCGCCCGCGGCGATGCCCTCGGCGCGGCCCGTCTCAAGGCCCTGTATCATACCGGCCGATCTTGCCTCGTCGGTGATTACCGCGTAGAGGTCGGGGTATGCTTCTTTGAGCTGCTCTTTCGTAAGATCTTCGTCCATGGTGCTGTTACCTCCTTTCTGGTTTTTCTCGCCCATTCCTATGGCCCTGGCATGCGCGTCCAGGTGGGCTTTAACAGCTGCCGACGGGTTGAACTGCACTGCCCGCTGCCTCGCCGAGGCCAGGCCGCCGCGGTGCAGGTACATATCGCCGCTCGTATAGACGCCGTCCGGGCCAATAGTACCGTTCCTGACCCAGTGGTGCGGGTAACCCCAGGTGCTCTTCTTGCCGGGCTCGCCCTCGTCAGCGAAGGCGTTCCTGGGAAGCTTTGTCTTGTCCACAGATGACCACGCGGGCTCGTCCTGAGCCAGGGTCGAATTGTGGGTGAGCGCTGCCTGCAGGTCCATAGTTACACCTCCGTCTCTGCTCGCAGCCGCGCCTTCCGTTCGGCAACCATCGCCCTGATGGTTTTGGGTGAGTTCTTCTTGGGCCCGTAGAGCGCCATGAGCCGTCCGAGGGTCGAGACACCGTCGACCAGGCCGGCTTTGATTCCCGCTGTTCCAATGAAAACGCGCCCTTCCGCCCACTTGTCCAGGGCATCCGTCGAGAGGCCCTTGTGACTGCGGAATGCCGCGACGTCGTTCGTGAAGAGGACATAAAAATGGTCAACCACGTCCTGGATCGACTGCCGGCCTTCCTCGGTAAGCGGGCCGTACTGGGATGCGACCCGCTTGTACTTGCCGGCCACGATCTCGGTCGTCTTAAGGCCGAGTTGCTCTTCACGGCGCGACACGTCCATATGGCGGGCCACGACACCGATCGAACCAACCTGCGTGTCGTTGCCCGATATGTACGTGCGGGACGCTGCTGCGCCGATCCACATGGCGGCTGACGCCATCATGCCGTCGGTGTAGGCCACGATCGGCTTCTTGCTGAGGCCTGCGTGCACGAGCCTGGCAAGGTTCTGGATGCCGACCGCTTCGCCGCCGGGCGAGTCGATGTAGAGGATGATCGAAGCAACCTCCGGGTCGCTGAGGGCCGCGCTGATGTCGCGCTCGAGGAGCTGCGTCGAGACGCCGCCCGATATGGCGGTGAGCATGTTCATCTTGCGGGAAATCACGCCCTCGATCGGGATGATGGCCACGCCGTCGGTCGTCTGATAGGGCTTAGGCTTGTTGTCGAGGGGCTTGCCGATCGCCGCCTCGACGGCGCGCAGGTTGATCTTTTCCCCTTTCAGGTGCACCGCGTAGATGTCCTGGATCTCTTCCAGGTAGGAAGGCACGATTGCCCAGGCGCTGCTCATGATGTCGAGCAGCCGCGGCTGGCGGAGGGGCTCTGTGCTGCCGGCCTGCGTGGGCGCAGCGCATGATTCGGCGTTGCACGTCTCGCAAGCTGCATTCGTGCCCGTGGCCGGCTCAAAGAGAATCCCTTTGTGCGATTTGCAGTGGTCGCGCGCTTCCGTGGCGGTCCAGGTCTCTTTCGGATAACGGTAAGCCTGGTCTTCCCATTTGCCCGTTGTCTTGAGCCTGCCGCTGATCACGTCGTAGGCCTTGCCATTGTGCTTGCGCTCGGTCCTTCCCCAATCGTTGTCGCCGTTGCGGAAATCGTTCGGGTCGCGCAGTCTGCAGGCGTGCTCATTCGGATAGGGCATGGGATGCCTCCTGACTAGTAGCGTTCTCTCCGGGGCCTCCGGCTGAGCCATCGCCCTGGCCGGTGCCCGCGCCTTCGGACGAGGGCGCCGTGCCTGTCCCAGCTTTGGCGGGCGGCTCGTAGGGCAGGCCGAGGCTGATGAGTATCTCGCGCTCCTTCCTGATCTGCGGCACTTTTTCACGCCAGTCTGTGCCCGTGAGGGCCGCTGTCTCTTCCTGCATCGTCGATATGCCACCGTCGATGCGGTCGCGCGCTGCCTGCACTTCTTTGGTCTCGTCGATCATGCCGCGCGCGGGGCCGGTCCATTGGGCGCCGCAGTAGGCAAGATGGATAAGGGGGTCGGCGAAGAAGCCGGGGGCGCTGATGCGGTCGAGGGCAATGGCCTCGTACAGAAAAGCTTCGTAGATCGGCTGGTAGAACGCGCCGGCGAGCCATTCACGGCGGGCAGTGAAAAACTTCCAGGCGTCCAGCAGGGCCGCGCGTGCGGCAGAATATGACGAGGTAAAATGCTTGATCAGAACCTCATAGGGCAGGCCCAGGCGGACACCGACCTGACGGAGGATAGCGAGGACGAAGGGGTCAAAGGCCGTATTGGGACGCTGCGGATTGGCCGTTTCGATCGATTCGTTGGGGCGCATAGCCAGGATTGCGGCGGGGGCCATTTTGAAATCTTTGTCGGCAGTCGTCGCGCCTGTTTCCATCGTGGGCTGCATGGGCGATAAGGGAGACGGCCCAGGGAGGCCGAAATCCGATTCGGTCTTGATGAAGACGGTGAACATGGCCGCGACAACCGCTGCCATGAGTTCAGCCTCGGTATACCGGTCCAGCATTTTGAAGGTCTCGATTACGGGCGCGAGGTAAGGCAGGCCGCGCGTTTGGCCGGGGCGGAGCTGCTCGAACAGGTGCAGAATATTCGGCTGCAGGCTTTCCTGGCCATAGGCGGCGATATATTCCCAGGCCATGGGCCTGATGGAGACCCGGGAGAGGGGGTGCCGATTCGCCACCCAGTAGCCGATATGCTCGCCGAGGGCATTTTTTTTGACGCCGGCGACGAGGGCCCCGGTATCGTCTTCCGAGTCCGGCTTATAGCCCGGATTGGAAACACGGTCTGCCTCAATGAGCTGGAGGCTGAGGGTGTACGGGTTTGACAGACGGTTGATGCGCGGCATATTGACAAAGATATCCCCGCGTTCGAGCGTACCGCGAAAGGCAAGGCCGGCGAGCTGCGGGCCGCGCAGGATCCGAGATGCATCCACATCGCGGGAATTAAAGAAGAGCGACCACTCGGCTTGCGTGGTGGCTTCCCAGGCATCGGCGGCCTCATCGCTCATGTTGAGGATGGCCCGGTCGATCCTGGGCATGAGGCGCAGCCCCGTACCGTGCGCGTTGAGGAGCACGGTATCGATCGCGCCGCCAGCGAGCGGGCTGTTGCGGACCAGGTCCGCTGCGCGGCTGCGAAGGGCTGGTAGCGCAAAAGTGGTGTGTGAATCAGCGTCCATCGATTCGGGCTGCCAACTGAGTGTTTGGCGGCGGGAGGGAGAGGCGCCGAAATAAGAGTCGGTGGCGGCGAGGGCGATGCGGCTGCGGAGGCGGTTGCGGTAGAGCGAGGGTGCGATGTAGCCTATCGCCTTGTCGATGAAATTTTCGCGGACGGTGACCGGCGCGCGCTGGCCGGGGAAGTGGAAGGTGCGATCCATCAGTTCGCCCTCCGGGCTAACGGTTGACGGTTAAGGAAGGTAACTGATAACTGATAACTGATAACTGATAGCACAGCATCCTGAAAGGATAACTGTTTTCTCATACCGGGGTCGCTCCGAAGACTTTGATCGGGCCGCCGCTCTGGCCGGCGCGGGTCAGGTCGTCTA